AACGGCGTGATCTCTTCGGCCAGAAACACGTCCCACGGCATGTTTGAAAGCTCCCACAGGCGCGTAGTGTAGTCGCGAACCCTGCCAGGATACACTCCAACGCCGCTGTTGTGCGAGCGTGTAGGCGTAATTACGCGATCAAGCATAAAGGGTTTCTTGGCCTTAAGATACTCGTCCTCAATCTTGTCTAGCCAATCCGGTGTCAACGGAACGGCGTCTGGCTCCATCCAAAACCACGGTGCATTAAATTGATCTGCAACAGTTTTCAAGCACTCATGCCACATGATATTGGCAATTGCAGGATAGTTTGTCTCCGAGTCGCTGATCTTGAATCCGCCAACGTGGTTGAAGTGGGGCTTAAGGATTTCGTGAATTGGGTCCGGTGTGGTGTCTTCGTGATACCCAAGCAAAAGATCATGTTTGTTAGTGCCGCCCAACTCTGCAATCCAGTTGGCAAGACGAACGGCTTTTGCTTTGTCTTTATGACAGAACGCAATGACAAGAATCATTGTCCAAACGCCTCCGCGATCATAGAGCTAAACGGTTTTGAATTGCCAGTGGTTGCCGCCTGTCCTCGTTGCGTCAGAGAGGGCGAGCGTCCATGAATGGCTTTCAGCTCCTTCTCCATTTCTGCCACCCTGGATTCCAGCGCAGCCTCACGCTCGCGGGTTTCCAGAAACAGTTCGCGATATACTGGCATCGATTTCGCCTCAATTACCGCTTCTACATCGGCATAAGGATTGTCCTGAATGTAGGCGCGTGCGCTTTCTACTACCCCCCTTGACTTGGTGTTCCAGTCCTCATGTCCATCTACTTGATTTAAGATTTCCAGCTTTGATCGCATCCGTTTGGTCATGTCATCAAATTGCAAGAACTTGGTTTTTACAAACTCGCCATGCTCGGACAGCTTATCCAGTCGCTCGCGTTCAATGCGGTATTCCAGAGCTTGCTTGGCATTTGCACGATCATACTCGGCGCGATCATGGAGTTCGTCCAGGTTGTCCATGATGCGGCTAATGCGACCGCCATCAGGATCAATTCCCATTTCACGAAGCGCATTAGAACGAGCCTTGCCCCTCAAGTTAAGAGCAGAACTCATTTCGTCTGGATTNACTTCCATCTCATCCGCAAGCGCCTTGGCTTTACCAATTTCCTTTTGGCGCGGTTCAATGATGTCTCTCTTGAAGCTCTCTGTAAGCTCCAAATCAACGCGAGCAACACGCTCTTCGTAGTCAGCAATTCTTTTGTCGCGCTCGGAAAGGTGTTTTTCCAGTGTCTCAGGATCGCGGCCTTTGGATTTCCAATCTTCAATTTGCCGTTCTAGTTCCGCCCGTTTGGCGGATTCTTCTCGCGCTGTTTTCTTCAATGCCTCCCAGCCAGCCTTGCCCTTGGCATCCAGTTTTGGCGGCTCGGCAATTTCATCCACAGCAGTTTTTTCTGGCAACGATTCTTCAACGGATCGGGTATCGGAGTCGGGCTTTTTAAACAAAGCGTCAGGAACCGACTTGGAGCTTTCCTTTGCAACCTTAACTGGTTCCTGTGATGGGCTTTCGGTTTCAACAGGCAAAGCGTTATCTCCTTTAAACGCATTTTCTAATGCCGCACTAAACGGACTTGATTGGGTTTCGGCTGGCGATGTTTCTGCAATGGTGGTACTCATATTGTTTTGGTATTAGATGGTTTCTGACTCGGAGAATTTGTCGTCTGGTTCAAAGTGTTTGTCTTGCTCTGTGGAAAGGGAAACCAGAAAAGCCCGCAGCCGTTCGTGTCCACGAATCTCAGCAGCAAGCACAGGTCCGCCATGTAGNACNTCTGCATCACTTCGCGCTGTAATAATTCGCGAAGGGCTTTCGTCGTCTATNGCTGATAGCAACGCCGAGAATACTGGTTTGCCTGCCAGTTTGCGCCAGTCAGCGCCCCACTCTTTAATGAAATCTGCTTTAGTCATTGCTCATCGGTTCTTCAATTACTTCGGTTTCTTCAATTTTTGGTTTTCGTTTCTCCATGTCCATCGCGGTATAAGCGCGACTCTCTGCTGTAGAACGATTGATGTCTGCCGCAGCCTTGGCATCAGCCAGAGCCTTGTCAAATTGCGCCTGTTGCAACTTCATCTGTTGCTCAAACTGTTGCTTCTGTTGACGAAGCGCCATNGTAGATTGTTCCTTCTGCGCTTTGATTTCCAGATTGCCCTGCACCTTCGCCATCTCCGGCGTTGGCTGATCGGGCGGCGGCGGCGCGTCTTCTTCCTGCTGTTCCAGCATGGCTTGAATCTCGTCCTTAAACGCAGCCAACTCATCAAGTGCGCCATTGAACGCTCTGTATTCTTGTTGGCGTGTGGGATTTGAAGCCAATCTTGCAAGATGCTCTTCCGCATGTTTGCCTTTTGCTTCCAGACGGTCGTAGCATTCTTCTGGTTCCTGCTCTCCAGCCTGACACATCTCCATGTCTTTCTGCATAGACGGAATGTGAACCTCCAAGTGGAGAACGTGATTCTGTCTTGGCGCTACTATGGCCTGTGCCTCTTCGCCCAACATGGAGAAACCATTGTCCTCCTGNGCNGCCAANGCNGAATCGTTTGTAGCGTCTCGCCCAGTTGTAATGCTGGGAATGATTGAGTCCACACTGTGGTAACTTGTCATCACGGAAACAAACTGGCGCTTGATTTCGTTTTGTCCAATTTCATCAAAGCGGTCGATGTTTGCCATCAACTGATTGACAATTTCAATCCGCATAGCTGCGCTTCCTAGTCCCAGCGAACGATTGGCGCGGATATTCGTAACCGCCTGCAATGCTTCGCGTTCAACTCCAAGTTTGTCGCAGAGCATATAGCATCGCTCTTGAAACTTTAACGCTTCTTTTGCGCCTGGATGATACGACTTTAAATTAGGGTTTGTCGCCCTGCGCCACATTTCCGAATACTGCCGGTCTTTGCACCGCATGTAACGGTTATACAAACCTTTGGAAATTTTTGCGCGTTCAGCAGCGCGGATCATTGCGCCCTTGGCAGTTTCCTCCACCGTAGGAGCGCCCAAATCTTGCTGGCTAGATGCTGCCGTGTTCTGAATTAGCGTTTGCGTAAACGCGGCAGAAACCTGTAGCGCAGGGTTAATCCCCTGACTCATGTTCAATTGGAGCGGATTGATCCCGTTGGGGATGAAGTTGCCGCCACCCCATTTGACCATCTTAAAGTCTTCCAGCTTGGCGTTTGTGGTCGGTTGCCACATCGGCTTAATGCCCGTCACCACAAGATCGGCAATGCTGTTGTCGATCTGGTTAAGCAACGCACAGAACGGGTAGATGTCTGTGCCAAGCCCCTTGATAGAATGATACGTTCCGTCCGCTCCAATGTCGTAAGGGAACAAGCAAAGGCACTGATCCCACCCCTCATACTTGCTTTCGCTGTCAAAAAGAAACGCGTAATCTGCTACCCCGTCTTTTGCAGGAGCAATCTTTTGAGAAATTGTTCCGTCCATTTCCTCAACAAACAACGTGTAAAGCGAGATTCTTTTGGTCTGCGTTTGGGTCACGTAGATGTCGCCATTCTTGAACGCCTGATTCCACCTCTGCCAATCGCGATTCCAGCCGTAGGCATCGCTGTTGTTGTTGGCGCTATCCATGATGACAGATTTTACTGCCGCAACATTCCAGCCCGCTGCCGTTGCTGCCTTTTCGTTCTCAATCTTGCGCCAAAGCTGCCCGGCGCTCATTGGCGTAAAGACCATTGCCATCTCGCAATTGTCCAAAGAAATCTCGGTGCCGTCTGGGAAGTAGATGTTTCCAGCCAGAATTGCTTTTGGTCGCCAGTCCAGAGAATCCTCCCACGCCAAGATGCCAGGGCCATGCAGGAGCATCTGCAAGTCGCAAAGCTGGCTCATGTCATCAAACCCGCGCCAGTTGAAGACCATGCTGTGGAAATACTCAGCAAATCCACGCATCAATTCTGCGTCCTGCGCCGAGTCCGCATATTCCAAATCGCCATCAATGCACAAAGGAACCTCGCACACCATGTCAAAGAACGGCGTCCACGCGTTCATAATGTTCCCGCGATGCCGCTTAAAGTTTAGATTGGAGTCGTTGCCACGCCCAGCCCGAACAAGATCGTTCTGCGCCTTTGGCGCGTTGCCGTCAAATGCGCCTTGAACCTTGGCCCGACGAGCAGCCCGCAGCCTGTCGTCGTTGACAAATCGCTGACAGATTTTTAACGCATGTTTAGGGTCCGAGACGCGAGATTTTACCACCTCACCCGACTCGGTTAGGTCAGCAAGTTTTCCGTCTGGAGTCTCTTGGTTATACATCTGTAGGTGGTTTTTACGTTATTTACGTAAGTAGTCAATTTGTTTCTGCGTCCAGCGCATCAATTTCTTGTTTTTTCCAACATTTTTGTGGGAAAAGCCCCATCATTTCCGGTGTAACGCCACGTTTTAGATGCTCAATCGGCACCCAGACCTGTGCTTTGTTGCTGCATTTGCACACCGAACAGGCGTGGAGGTCCAAATCTATGGATGTTCCTTCACCGCCAACAACGGAAACAATCAGTTCCGCAAGCTCTGTGCAGTCTCCTCCACATGGCCTAGAGTATTTAGCGTTTCGGCTGCACAAGAANCATATAGCGGCACGTCGTTCGGCCTCGGCGCGATCCACAGTTTGGCGTCCACCAGCAATAAATGACGCCATAACCTTTGTGCCGTTCCATATATCGCGCCAGTCTAAATCAACTCCGTCAACCGAAATGCCGTCACCAGAACAAAAACGGCGAGCGGTCTTTGCTCCAAGCTGCTCGCAGATGTATTGCTCAATGTCTAGCTCGTCAATTGGCGGGAAACCGTTGGCGGTGCAGTAGTCACGAACCTGCCCAAGCAAGAGGGAGTATGTGCCACTGTTGAAATTGTGGCCGGTAGCTGGATGTTTAAACGGGTATCCCCCAGGCGGCACCATTGTTTTGTTGGTTAGCGTCATCTCGTTCATATTGCAAAAGCCGAAGTTGAATCTTCGTAGTCTGATTCGTTTCCTTCCATGTTCATTTTCTCAGCAGCCGCGTTCCATGCGCTTGAGTCTATCACCACATTGTCCGCTACGCTTGCTGGCATAATCCCCTTTTTGCGAAGCACAAAGGCGGCAATGCAAGCTGCATCCGCCAAATCGGGACTGCGAGACTTGAGCTTCTTCATCTCGCTCTTGGGCAGCACATGGGTCTTGTTGTTCTTACGGACGTAATCGCGGGAAGTCAACTCGCGTATTGTGTCAGCGTCGGTAAGCCCTCTCACTTGTCCGCCTTCAATAAATCGACGCATTGAATACCAGATTTCCGTCACTTTGTTTCCGTAAAGCTCATGCCACGTTGTTGGTCGGTCTGCGGATACCGCCGTCTTTTCCGCTGCGCCACCGAACTCCACCGGAATAATGTCGCGTGACCAGCTTCCAGACATAATGCCGAACGGACCTGCGCCCTCGCCTGTTACGTCACACGCCAGGTTGTGGGGCAGGATTGGATGCGGCTTGCCGTCAATCTTGTAGTTCCGGCATGTCTCTTCCACGGCAGCAGCAATGCCGTAATGGATGAAGCGTTTGTCCTGCGTCATGTCGATGTTCACAATGACCGGGGCTTGAAACTCAATGCCTTTAACGCCGCTGGCAAACTCGCCAAACTTGAACGGATAAAGCACGCGCCTGTCACCGCCCTCAAACGCTACGTCAAAGCCAGCGCCCATCTCCCAGCGAGCCTTCCACACAGCTTTGTCAGCGGTATTGAACTGTGATAGCAGGAACGCATCCATGACCGTTGTGGACAATCCAGACGGTGCCCAAAAGCCTCGGCACTCGCGCCAGTAGTCAGGGGTGTTCTCGCCACCAAAGAAGCGCGCATCTTTTTCCAGCTTTTTGCGTCCGATGTAAAAATGATACTTGGCCGGATTATCTAATGATGGCGACTTGTGACCATCCAAATGCACGCAACAACCGCCCAGCTTGGTCAACCAGAACTCGTCATTCACCGTAACGCTGTTCCATCCGTCCACAGGCTCACAGTAAATTCCATGCTGATCAGAATAGTCAGTGGCGTTGCCTAGTCCGATAAACTGAAACTCCATTGTGCCAGAATCCAAGTTGCGACACGCCTTGGCAATAGCCTCGGGCATAGCCGTCATTTCATCCGTCACAACAAACACGCGACGGTTGTGAATACCTTTGATGCGCCCAACCGCATTATCCACAGAACCACCTTGATCGACTGCACGCCCAAAGATGGCGCTTTTTGTATCCTCACCACTCCACCGAATAATGGTGTCGGATGGCACAATTTGTAGCCAGCCAATCGTGGGGTCAGACAATGGCTGCTTACACTTCTGTATCCAATCCACCAGTTCGCTCCAGATACGCTGCTTAAGCGCAGTGACGCTGGTTGAGGTCAACATACAGGTTGTATGCTCGCGAGCGCACAGCCAGTTGCAAAGAACCCACAGCGCGGCCCTAGAGCTTTTGCCCGTTCCCGCCGCTCCTGTGGCTGTTAATTGCTCCCACCACGGATAATCGGATTCAATCTTTGCGCCAATAGTTTGTTCAACAGTTTCCTTTGCACCGCACAACGCGCCAAAGAACAGGTCGCTCCACCTGTCCCACATGAATAGCGGTTCTGGCCAAAGCTCAGTAACAAGACGCTTAAACCATTTTAGTTTTTCCTCGCCTTTACCAAGTCCAAACTTGGTTAAACACAGATGCCACGGCTCGTAACCGGGAGGCAACGCAAAGTTGTCGTAACTAATGCGCGGCGCGGGCTTGGCTTTAGCGGTCATTGCTTTGTTAGTGCAACTTCGCGAAAATCAACCCACAACTTGTTCATTTCTTGCTTTCTTAAGTTAATTGTTTTGCCTTTTTCTACGGTAATTTTGTCTGGAATAGCTTGCAACATTTCCATTCCGGTCTTGCCAGTTTTTGGATTCTCTGTTTCCAGCCAGTTCCGCATCATCTTACCGCTCTCTTGCACGTAGGCGGAATACTCAAGATAAGTTTGACGCTTGCCATCGCTGGGTTTGCGTTTTCGATCCGGTATAGACAGTCCGTTTTTTACAACAAATTGCAAAGTTTTGTCATCGGCAATTGTGGTAAATTGGAAAACTTTTTCGCCAGCCTTTTGGGCTATGGATTTTCCGGCATCCACCTTGTCTCCAAGGATTGTGGTGGCGCGACCATTTGGAGCGTAAAAGGCAATGGAGTTTGTTGCCGTGTCAAAAAATCCATCAGCGCGTTCCTTTTTGCCTCTAACAATCTCATCCAATTGCGAGAGTCCGCGCAAATTTCCTGGCACAAATTGCGCCAAGGTTTTGCCAAGAAACTCATCCGGTGTTTCACCAAACGAAGTTTTACCGGTGTTAGCCATTGTGAGTAGGTCGGCTAACGAACGAGTAAAAGATTGGTTGCTCATTGCGTCTGCAATACCCTTTGCTATTGCTACGCCAGCCGTCTCAGGCACACGCTCATCAAATTCATCTTTTGCTTTTGGGTATTTCTTATTGTCGCGCATCCGCTGAAACGGCCCCAAGATTCCGGCTAGCGGTTGCAACGGGCCTACGTTTGTAGGAACGTAAATGTCTCCTATCTTGATGGAATTAAAACGAACACCGGATTCTCGCACGCGCCGACGCTCATCTGGCGTGGTAGGTCCGCTGCCAATAAAGTCAATGTAAGGGTCTTCCTCATCGTCTATGGCGGCGTAAATAGCAGCGAGTCCGGCGTAAAGCGCCATGCCAAGATAGGCGCGCTGGATGCGTACTTGGGTGAGTTTATCGCCTGCGCGTCCCTCCATAAGATTGACTCCACCAGCCAGCGATTCCGCGCCGATTACGGGCCAGTTGCGCGTCATGTAGCGGAACGCACCGTAGCCAACGGAGTAGTCCAGCATTACGCGAGTGGCGTTGGCGCTGGTGCGGACAAAGCGCACAAATGGTTGTAGCGCACCGCCAAGAGCCTTTTGCAAATCGCTCTTAGTGTTGCTTGGGAACGCTATCTTCAAAATGCCGCTGGCAATAACGCCAATAAAATCCTGTGGTTGGTCGTTGAGCAGTGAGCCGTAGTTAGCCAACTCGTCAGATTCCGACGCCGTTTCCGTTCCTTCCGGCGAGAGCTTAGATTGGAGTAGCTGAATAACACGCAGCCGTTCGTCTTGTTTAGTTTTTAACGTGCCATCCTTAAGCTCTTGTGCCGCCTGTGCGCGTGATTCCTTCAACGCTGCCAACCGCCCGCCGGGATAATTTAGTTCGTCCACAGCGTCTTCCAGCGATTGTCCTGGCCTACGCGTATCTTTGGCAATAGCGGCTGATTGAGTAAATCGCAATGCCTCACGCGCAGGCCAACGAATCACCGCATCCGCCGCCATCATAGAGCGCATAACCCACTTGTATTGCGATACCGCCTTGGCCGCAACTCTGAACGATTTTGGGTAAGATGGGTCTTCCGCCATTTTCGCTAGCAACTCAACAGGGCTATTAACGAGCGCGGAATCGAATTGGCTGATCTTTTGCAGGTTCTCGCCAGTACTCCATAGATCACGCATCATGGCTACACCGTCGCCAAACGAACGAGCCCACGTTTTTACAGCGCCTTTAAATGTTTCTGCGCGAGCCCCCTTGTTCGACAACGATCCCATTGCAACCATTTCCAGCGATGTTGCAAGTGAGCCAAGAGGGTTGTTAACAAAGATAGTGGTAAAAGCGCCAAGGATGTTTCCGTAGCTGATCGACATAGCAAGGTTCCACCAGAAACTAAAGGTTTTAGGATTTGCAAGGGCAATTTCTACAGCGACGTTCCCAAGTACGCGGTCGCGAGGCATCCCTTCTGGTGCTGCCTCTGCATCCTCATACATTTTCTTTAGCTTATCGCGGAACGCTGGCGTGAACTCCTGCACTCCGGCTTTCTCCATGAAAAGACGGGTAGCAACGTCGTTGTCCAACGCGCCAATTTCAAAAAGTTTAAACAGTTTTTCGCCAAGGGTTTTGGTCTTCTTTCTTTCTGTTGGTGTACCTTTTTCAAGTTGCTTGAGTAGCACCGCTTTTGCTTTATCCATGCGCGCCTTGAAGTCGGCAATCATTGCATCCGCCGCTGCATCCCTCTCTGCCGTAGTAGCAAATGGCATCCGGTTGAGCGCGCCGTTTATAAGGTTGTCACGCACCTGATCCCAAGTCTGGCGTCCCTTGTTCATCAGGATGTTTCGGATAGATTCCTCCGCCGCCTTCATCTCGTCGCTCATGGCCTGCCGTTGTGCGGTCTTGCCGGTTGCACGTTTGTATTGCGCGAGTTTCTGCGCGGCTTCGCGGATGCCACGACTAGTGTTGGCAATCTGGTAAAGACGGGTAGCCGCTTCTGCCGGAACGCCTAGCGCGGTCATGTCGCGCTCAAAAGTTGCTTGATTTCGCTCAGGGTTGGCGCGGAACTGCTCGGTGAACAGGTCGCGAACCGCCTTTCGCACGGAATCCGGTAGGTTCAGCTTTGCAATAATCGGCGAATGAGCGCGAATAATAGCCTCGGCCTCCCGTTGCGGTGCCTGCTTTGCGTACTCGGCGCTCACCAGTGCCTTGTTGAACTCTGCCTGTGCCTTGGCAATCATTCGCTCCGTGTACTTAATGCGATTTGCTGCTACCACCGTTTGCGCTTGCTCTAGCGCTGCCGAGCGCAATGATTCCAGATCGAGCGCCGGAAAGCCCGGCAACTTCTCACCGGATGTTTCCGCTTTTACGCGCTCTACCAGTGCCGTTGCAAGCCGTTGCGCCAAGGCAGCGTCATTAGCAGCGTCCATTTCGGCATCCCAATCCACCCCCGATTCCTTCGCCTCCGCGTGGATCATCCGCCGCATCGTAGCGTTGGATGCCGGGCGGTTCTTCATGGATGAAGTGGCTTCTTCCCAAGCATCGCGGATTGCCGCCCATTGCGCCTTGACGGCTGGCTTGTTGGCATCGTCCGCCGCCTCTATTGCCTCCGTGGCTTGCTTCTCGATTTCTTCGGAAACGGATTCGTCCAGCTTGGCAACGGCTTCCTCACTGAGTTGCTTTTTGCCGATGAACATCGCGACCTTTTCCGCATCGGTGAGCTTTGCCGCCTGCTCCTTGTTGACGAGCTTTCTGGCTTCCATGACTTGCCGAAGAATCCCGGCAAGCTGGTTCTGCGTAGAGTTGACGCCCGCAGTGAGTGGCCCTACGGGAGCGCGAGGCCCGGCAAGCGCTTGCCACCAATTCCTCTCCAGTCCCTTTGCCAACATCGAAGCAAGCGATTCACGCATCCCGGCCAGTCCAGGAAGCACAATCTGGCGCGTCCCTTTTGATGGTGGCGTAACTTTGAACTCAAAATTTAGTTTCCCTGCGTAACCTTCTGCTGCCAGTTTTGCGATGACGCGCACCATTTCCAACTGGCTCACCACATTCCACGGTTGCCCCAACATGGCCTCGGCAAGTTGCTTCTTCATTGCCTCCGAAAGCCCCTCCATAAATTGCGCTGCCTCTACCTCCGCAGCCCTTCCTCCAGTCATCCGTGCTAGCAACTTTTCTGCTGCCATAACTTGCGCGTCTGGCGACATCGGCATAGCGGCGTAAAGCTGACCCGCAATGTTCAATAGCTTACCACCCTGACTCATCATGTCGGTAAAGTCCGCAATAGCCTCGGCCTCAATATCCTTAAGTGCCGCAATTTGTTTCGGGTCGGTAGCCGTCTCGCGTTGAGTGGCGGCGTTTTGTGCTATCAGGAAAAGCAGAGCGGCTTTGCGGCGGTCTGTGAGTCCGCTGAAGTAGTCCTTGATGCCAGATGCGCTCATTTCCTTGGAGCGATTCAGTGCGGAACGCAAGTCGCCTTCATTGGTTTCAAGCAGTATCTTTGCGGCTTCGTCCAAATCCTTTTTGAAAGTGTCCGGCAGCGTAGTGCGGTTGCGAACAACTTTCATTGCGTTGTCGCTCAATGTGCCTTTGTCGCGCTCGGCTACGCGGGTGTAGTATTCTCCTTCGCGTCCGCCTTCGACGAGTTCGCCGGGCATCGGCAAGCCATCATCCAGACCGGCTTCAGCAAAGAACTCTTGCGCCTTGGCTTCGTCCAGATTCTTGACCAGAGTTTTTAGGTGTGCGATACCCTCTGCCACAGCCTGCGCCACGGTCTTTCCGGCGCGGTAGGCAGCACGCGCCACTTGCAGTGCTGCGCGCAGTGCGGGACGGCCAACGGTCTGAATAAATAACGGATCGGCGTAAAGCGTGCCTTTGCTGGGTTTTAACGCATCAATTGCCTTGTCAAAAGCAGACTCAATTTTGTCTGGTTTCGCTTTAGATTTTGTTTCAGCCAAGGTTTTTTCTGCTCCCGATACTTGCGAAGGTCCCTGTGCTGCGGGTGCTACGGGAGCGGGCGCGGCTACTTCCGACGCAGCCGCCTGCGCTGCGGGCGCTTGTGTTGCGGGCGCTGTGGCAACAGGTGCTGGCGCGGGGGTAGGCTGATTGAGTGAACGAATGGTTGTCTGCGCCTGACTCCACCCTTGCGAAAAAGCGTCGTAAATTTTTTGCTCTTTAGCTGGAACTCCTGGGCGCTGTTCTGGTGGCGACTCACCGGGCTTTTTATTTGCGGCCTCAAATCCTCTACGGAACGACGCTTCTTCAGCTTGCGTCTTAAATGAAACACGCGGTTTTCCGCCTGCCTTTGCTGGGGCTTTCAACAACACTGCAATCCGCTCGTTTATTTCGGAACGCGTCATGGCTCTTGCCACTGGCGCAGCCGCCTGCACTACGGGTGCAGGTGACTGCGGAGCGGTTGCTACGGGTGCTGGGGTAACAGGTGCTGGCGCGGCACGTTCCGCTTGAATGATCCTCTCCATGAGTTGCACTTGGATGTAATCATCAGCAGTCGATTCTCCAGCGGCTTTTGCTTTAGCAATAGCTTCGGAGGACCCTCTTTTAACCTTTACTTCAGAATCAATCCCTAAGTCTTGAGCTATCTTTTCAAGCTCGGCAATTGAAGGAAAGCCATCTGGAAACCTTTTTGTAATATCACTTATTGTTACCGCTTCGGTCTTAGGGGCTGGCGTTACGGTGGGCGGCGTTACGGTGGGCGGCGTTACGGTGGGCGGCGTTACGGTGGGCGGCGTTGCAGCAACTGGCGCAGCCGCTGTTGTTTGAGACGCAGAATTTAGTAAATCATTTACGGCTTTTAGCTGGCCGGTAGAAGCCTTATTACCAAGATAAGCCTCAATTGCTGCTCCAAACTCTGCGCCACCAACCGATTTGGCTTTTGCAATAGCTTCCGCAAGTTGTTGTTTAGACGGGTTTGCATCTTCAAAAAGTCCATCTGCTATTTTATTTCCCGTAAGTTCGTTTACTGAAGCGGAATTAGATCGAACATGAGGAGACAGTATTGCCGCAAGAGCAGCGGTTTGAGCAGGGGTAAAAGTGTCGCTTGAGTAGATTGAAACAGGATCATGTCTGGACTCCCATCCCGCAGCCGAATCTGGTGTTTTGTAATAAGCGTCAACGCCTTGTTTTTGTAAATTACTTACAAATGTGTCCAAATCGGATATTAACCCCGCGCTCATTGTCACGTTTGCCGAAAACTTTACATTTCCTTTTCTTCCTCCCCACCCTGTCGGATACATCAAACTTGCTGGCCCTCTATAAAACCAACCTCCTTGGGGTCTGGCAGTAATTGCGGCGTTAGAAACTTCCGCAGTAGCGGCGTCCGCATCGGTGACTAAATAGCCGTCATATTCTCCNCCTGTAACTGTCCGTATTTTTAGGTATAAATATTTAAGCGCAGCTTGTGTGCGCACTGCAACAGTTCCTTTTTTGACAGGATCAACAGTGCGGCGAAATGCTTCAGGATCGCGGCCTTGTTTCTCCATCCTTGCTGCTCCCTCATCTATCCCTGTCGTGATTACCGAGTCTATTGCAGCGTTAATATTTGCTGGTGTTACAGTCGGCGCAACAACAGCAGGCGCTGCTTTTGGTGGTGTAGAGATAGCAGCGGGTTGCGTTTCGGTTGGCAATATTGTCTGGTTAAGCGCGGCGGCAGTCTGGGTCGCTCCAACTGCTTCGGCTTCTACAACGATTGG